TATTTAATGAATTAGATCAATTACGTGACAAATATAATTTAAAAGACACAGATCCTGTAGCAGAATATCATAAATTATGGTGGAGAGATGTTATACGAGATAAAGCAAAAGAATTTAATTATAATATACCTGACGATGTAACAGATATACTAATGAATAGATGGGCATATGATATTAAATCTCCAAATATTTCTAAAGTAGCTAAAATGATAGATAACGAAGAGTTTATAGAATGGATGCGACCATTTGATAAAAAAGATTTTAAAAAATATATAAAAGATAATTTACAACCATTTGAATCTATATTCTTAAAATTAGGTGCAGAAATAATGAAAAATGTATCTAACTTTTTAGCACCAAATCCAGCAAAGGCTGTACAAGACATTAGAAAAGAAATTGCACAAATAATTCGTACATTGAGATCTACTAACGATATATCAAAAATGGAATTATTAAAAACACAATTAGACAAAATTAAAAGATTAGGCGGATTCGAAAAAATAGTTCCAGTAGAAGGAATTGTATTTGTATATGGTGGTAATACATATAAACTAACTGGGGCGTTTGCTCCGCTAAATCAAATATTAGGAACATTAAAGTATTCTAGATAATATTTATATAAAATATAATAGGAAAAGAAATGGCAAAATATAAACAACCAACAAATGACAAGTATAATCCTCGAAAAGATTTAAAAGACTATGTAGCTGATAAAGAAGCTAAAGGTATGGTACCAAATGCATCTGGTGAAGCATTACCTGAAGTTCCTAGAAAAGATGATAAAGAAGTTATTGATGATGTTGAAAACATGGTACCTAACGTAAAAGATTCTGATAAAATATATGTTACTAAAGAATTACAAGATGGTGATCCTAAAATGCCATCTCATGCATTAAAAACATTAGTAAAGAATCAAGAAGAAGATGTAAAAGAATTAATTGATACTTTATCAAAAAAAGATGGTGGATATATGACACAAATAGAAAAATTAACTAAAGAGCAAAAAGAAAAGTTAGTTAAAGAAATTGTAAAAAGAAAAGTTGTTAAATTTTTAGATGAACAAGCATTAAATACTATTAAAACAGAACAAGAAGACGAAACAACGCCAGAAGAAAAGCCAGCAGATACAGAACCAGTAGATACTGAAACTCCTGCACCAGCAGATACTGAAACTCCTGCACCAATAGATACAGAACCAGCAGCTACTGAAACTCCTGCACCAACAGATTCTGAAACTCCTGCAGATTCATCTATAGAAAAAGACTCAGAAGTTTCTTCTCCAGAAGACTCAGATCAATCTGACGCAGATCCTAGAGTTGATAATTTTATAAAATCGTTAGAGCAAAAAGAAGGAATGTTACAACAAGTTAAATTATTGATGAAAGTTGTAAAAAGCATAACAAATGATAAAGATGAAAAATCAAAAATAGGATTTTTAGGATTACTAAAAAGAGTAATTGATAAGTCTTTAAAAGACAAATAAATTTTTTAAATATGTCAAAAAAGTTACAAAATATAAAAGCTGTCAAGCAAATGCTTGACGGTACCCATTCATTTCAAACCAAAAAAACACACGGATTTTCAGACGCAAAACAAAAAGCAGAAAAAAATAAACGTAGGGATATTGGTGAAACATGGGAAGAAAAAATCGGAAATACAGTTTATATTATAGAACAACAAGACGGATTCCGTGTTAAAAAACCAAAAAATTCAGTTTCTAAAGAGATTCGTGATTATTTGAATTCATATCCAAATTGTAAAAAAGATTGTTGTAAAACAACATTTGGTCCAACTGATGAAAAAATGCGTATTATACATGGAATGTGTTTAGATTGCGTTATTGATATGGAACATGAATTAAAAAAACAAGGAAAATACGAAGAATATGAACGTGAAAAAATGACTGAAAATGCAAAAGCTTGGTTACGAAAAGCAGAACAAGATGTCAATATGTTAAAAGAAGCATATACTCAGACATCTAGTACAGTTATGAATGCAGATGGACAAGTAGAACATTGGTCTGCTAAAATGACATCTGAGGAATTTGAAGAAAAAATACAAAATGAATTTTCTAAATTTAAAACTAAGTTTATAGAAAATTTAAATAAAAAGAAAGAAAACAATGATTAAAAAAACATGGAAAATTATTGCTGGTATAGTTGCCGGAATATTTGGATTAATATTTATTTTTGGAAAAAAATCAAATAATAAAAAAGCTGAACAAGCAAAAAAAGAAATTGATAATAATAATGTTAATATCAATAAAATAGATGGTAAAATAGAAGAAGTTAAAAAACAAAAAACAGTTGCAAAGAAAAAAGTAACGACAACAAAAAAACAAATAGCTTCTACTAAAGCAAAAAAAGCAGCACCAAAGAAAGCAGCACCAAAGAAATCAGTTAAAAGTGCAAAGGCAAATATTAAAAAGAAAATTAGGAAATGAAAAAATATTTTATTATAATATTATTATGGCCATTGTTTCTTAAAGGACAAATGCCAGATACATGTTTTACTGAAAATGAAATAATAGAAATTTCAGAAACATTGGATTCTTTATATTATTTAGATTCAATCAATAATGAAATTATTTCACAACAAGAAACATTAATATCTGAATTAGAAACAATTGCAAATTTAGATTCTATTGAATTATTATATACAAATAAAAAAATAGAATTATTAAATAATAATATAGAATTGTATATACAGCGAGAAAAATATTTAAAACCAAAATGGTATGATCATAAAGTTATATGGTTTAGCTCTGGAATATTAACAGCAGTATTAACAGGAAAAATGATTGTTGAAGTAGTTCAGTGAGTGAAAAACAAAATATAAAAAAAATAATTCAAGAGCAATATAAAAAATGTGCAGAAGATCCTGTATATTTTATGCGTCAATTTTGTTATATTCAACATCCTACTAAAGGCAAAATTAAATTTAACTTATTTCCATTCCAAGAAGAGTCATTAACCACATTACAAAATAACAGATATAATGTTATTTTAAAATCAAGACAGTTAGGTATATCAACGCTATCTGCAGGATATGCTTTATGGTCAATGTTATTTAATGAAGACTTCAACGTTTTAGTTATAGCAACTACTCAAGACGTTGCTAAAAACTTAGTAAGTAAAGTTCAAATAATGAACGAAAATTTACCAAGTTGGTTAAAAACAAATATAGTTACAAATAATAAATTATCATTAAAATTTGCAAATGGCTCTCAAATCAAAGCAATATCAAGTGCATCAACGGGCGCACGATCAGAAGCATTATCATTATTGATAGTTGATGAAGCTGCATTTATTAGAAATATTGAAGAAATATGGGTAGCTTCTCAAGCAACACTATCTACTGGTGGAGGTGCTATTGTATTATCTACTCCTAATGGTATTGGAAATTGGTTTCATCAAACATGGGCAGATGCTGAAACTGGTGTTAATGGATTTCAAACAATTAAATTAGATTGGAAATTACATCCAGAACGAGATCAATCATGGAGAGATGAACAAACTCAATTACTAGGAGAAAGAGGAGCAGCACAAGAATGTGATTGTGATTTTATATCCTCTGGACATACTGTTGTCGACGGATTAATATTACAAAAGTATGAATCTAAATGCGAAGAGCCTGTAGAAAAAAGAGGATTTGATAATGGTTATTGGTTATGGGATTATCCAAATTATGAAAAAAATTATATAATAGTAGCAGATGTTGCTAGAGGTGATGGGGCTGACTGGTCAACATTCCATGTTATAGATGTAGAAACAATTACACAAGTAGCAGAATATAAAGGTAAATTACCACCAAAAGATTTTGGTAATATGTTAGTAACAATTGCAACAGAATGGAACAATGCATTGTTAGCTATAGAAAATGCAAACATTGGGTGGGCAGCCGTACAGCCAGCATTAGATAGAAACTATGAAAATTTATTTTATACATATAAAGATGATGGATATGTTGATTTAGAAGTACAACTTTTAAAAGGATATGATCAAAAAGATAAAACTAAAATGGTGCCTGGAGTTTCTACAACATCAAGAACAAGACCATTAATGATATCAGCATTAGAAATGTATATGCGGGAAGGAACTCCTATTATAAAATCAAAAAGATTAATACAAGAAATGTTTGTATTTGTTTGGTTGAATGGTAAAGCTCAAGCACAGATTGGATATAATGATGATTTAGTAATGGCTTATGCAATTGCGTTATGGTTACGAGATACAAGTTTAAAATTAAGACAGCAAGGAATTGAATTAAATAAACGAGCATTATCAAAATTTCAAAAAACTGATTATAGTATTTATACAAATAAAGATCAAAATTCAAATGAAACATGGGATTGGAATAATGGTCAAGATAATGAAAATTTAACATGGCTTCTGTAGTTAGTTATATTTATAATAAATAAAAGAAAATATTATGGCGTCATTAAGAAAACGTTTACAAAAATTATTTAGTACAAACGTAATTGTTCGAAAATATGGTAAAGATAAATTACGTGTTGTTGATACTAATCGATTACAATCTACCGGTAATATAGCACAGAGTAAAATTACTGATAGATATTCTAGATTACATGGAGCAAATAAACACGGTTATGGATCATACGGATCTGCATACGGAGGCTATGATGCAAATTATTATTCTCAACAAAATAGAAAACAATTATATGTTGATTATGAAATGATGGATAAAGATCCAATTATTTCTTCAGCATTAGATATATATTCTGACGAATCCACATTAGAAGATCAATTTGGTGATATATTAACTATTAAAACAAATAAAACTCATATACAAAAAATATTATATAATTTATTTTATGACATTTTAAATATAGAATTTAATATGTGGCCTTGGATACGTAATTTAGCTAAATATGGAGATTTCTTTTTAAAATTAGATGTTGCTGACGAAATTGGTATTTTAAATGCAAGACCTTTATCTGCATATGAAGTAGAACGTATGGAAGAATTCAATCAAGAAACAGGAGAATATGACATTAATTTTCAACATACAATTTCTGATAATGTAAAATATGATGTATTTGAAGTTGCACATTTTAGAATGATATCTGATTCTAACTTTTTACCATATGGTAGATCAATGTTAGAAGGCGCACGACAAGAATTTCAAAAATTAATGATGTTGGAAGATGCAATGTTGATTCATAGAATTATGCGTGCACCAGAAAAAAGAGTATTTAAAATTGATATTGGTAATATTCCACCAAATGAAGTTGATTCATTTATGGAACAAATTATTAATAAAATGAAAAAAGTTCCATATGTCGATAAAAATACAGGAAATTATAATTTAAAATTTAATTTAAATAATATGCTTGAAGATTATTATTTACCAGTTAGAGGTGGTAATAGTCAAACTCAAATAGACACATTACCAGGAATGACTTTTACTGGAATTGAAGATATTGAATATGTTAAGCATAAAATGATGGCCGCTTTGAAAATACCAAAACCATTTTTAGGTTATGATGAAGGAGTTGAAGGAAAAACAACATTGGCATCCATGGATATTAGATTTGCTAGAACTATTGAACGAATACAAAAAATAGTAGTATCAGAACTATCAAAAATTGCAATTGTACATTTATATGCACAAGGATATGAAGGAGAAGACTTAATTGGTTTTGAATTGTCATTAACGCCTCCATCTATTATTTACGATCAACAAAAAGTTGCTTTAATGAATGAAAAAATTCAATTAGCAGTTGCAATGAAAGATTCTAAATTAGTTTCAGATAAATATGTATATGAATATATCTTTAATATGTCTGAAGATGAATGGTTAGAAGAGCGAAATAATATTGTAGAAGATTTAAAATTAAGATTCAGACAAAATCAAATTGAACAAGAAGGGAACGATCCTACGTTAACTGGACTTTCATATGGTACTCCGCATGATTTAGCATCAATGCATCAAAGCACAGATGATGTTACAAAAAAAGATAAAGGAGGCCGGCCTCCCGAAGGAATAAAATATGGACAACATGCAAATCATATGGGATGGGATCCAACAGGAGCAAAAACAATAAAACAAGCTACGACATTTCAAGGTCAGCCTAAAAGAAAATCAAAAAATGTTGCAACTGAAAATATTGAAATTTTAAAAAAATTAAAGAAAAATCGATCGAAAATATTATTCGAAACACAAAAAGAAACAAATGATATTGGATCAATATTAGATGAAAATAATATTTTATAAACACTCCTATATTTATATGAAAAGAAACTGTGTATTCTCATGAAAAATTTAAAACATTCAAAGTATAAAAATACTGCTATTCTTTTTGAAATGTTAGTAAGAAAACTTACTTCAGAAACTATGACTTCTGATAAAACGGTAACTGTAGAAATAATCAAAAAATACTTTGGTAAAAATACAGCACTTTCGAAAGAGTTACAATTATATAATTCATTAATTAAAGAAACTATTAAATCAGAAGCTCAAGCATTAGATTTTATTAGAACTTGCAAAAATTCGCATATGAAACTTAATAAAAGTGCATTACGAAGACAGCGATATAATTTAGTTAAAGAAATTTCTGAAAATTTTGATTTTAATAAAATATCAAAAATTAGAATTAATAATTATAAAGAATTAGCTTCTATATATAAACTATTTGAATATGCAGAATCAGATAATCCAAAAGAATTATTAGAATGTAAATCTGCAATAGTAGATCATTTAAGCGGAAAAAATATTAAAAGTTTAAAATTATCTCCATTATTGGAAAAATATAAAAAATATGACAAAGATGTTAGACTATTAACGTATAAACTTTTAGTAGATAAATTTAATACAAAATATTCTTCATTAGATGAAAATCAAAAAAATATTTTAAATAAATATATTACACACGTTAATGATTCAGATGCAATAAAAGCTCATTTAGAACAAATTATTCCAGACATAAAAAATTCTTTAAAAGAACAAGTTTCAAAAATTGCCGATCGTGTAACAAGAATAAAAGTTGATAAGTTGTCTGAAATGCTTTGTAATATTGAAACAATTAAAACTATTAAAGAATCTCATATTTTAACTGTATTAAGATACTATGATTTAATTAAAGAATTAAAACAGGTAAACAAATGAAATCATTTTTAAAAGAAATAGAATCAAAATTTAAAGAAATTCAAGAACAAGATCATAATAATGATGATAAAGAAAACTTTGCAGATATCATGATTGCAAGAATGATGAAATCTGGAATGTCTAAAGAGGATGCAATTGCAAAAGTTAAAAATAAAAAATATAATGAAGAAGCTAAACCTGACTTTTTAGATTTAGATAGAGATGGAGATACAGAAGAAGATATGAAAGACGCTGCAGCTGATGCCAATGAAGCAATAGACGAAATGAATACAACAGCAGCAGTTCCGGGAGATATTCAAACACCATATGCATTTTCAACAAAAGCACAAGCTAAAAAGAAAAAGAAAATAAAATACGAGTCAGTTCAATCAGCAATGGATCAGAAATATGCTGCAATGATTGAGTCATATTCAAAATTTGTAACAGAAGATTCAAAATTATCACCTGCACAAAAAGTTAATAATGCAATTAAAGATGTAGCTAAGAAACTACAAGAAATAGAAAAGGTAGTTGGATATACATCTAGATTAAAAAAAGAATCAGACATAGCTGGATCAACGTATGGCAAATCTACTCATAAAGCATTACATAAAATTTCAGAAAGATTATTAAAAATTTCTGAGCGAATTAGGAGTTTAGGAGAATAATATGAGTAAATCATTATTAGTAGAATATATGCCATTTAAACCAATTGGATCTGTTAATGAACAAATGGCTAATAAATTTGGAGTTCCAGGCGGATTAGTAGTGCAAGGAGTATTACAACGTGCAGGAGCAAAAAATCAAAATGGTAGAGTATATCCTAAACATATATTAGATCGAGAAGCTAAAAAATATCAAAAAGAATATATTGATCAAAATAGAGCATTAGGAGAATTAGATCATCCGGAATCATCTGTTGTTAATTTAAATAACGTATCACATAATATTTTAAAAATGTGGTGGAAAGGTGATGATTTAATGGGAGCAGTTCAAATATTAGAAACTCCTTCCGGTAAAATATTAAAATCATTATTTGACGCCGGCATAACATTAGGAATATCAAGTAGAGGATTAGGTAGCGTAAAAGAATTATATAAAGAGTCTGCAGTAGAGGTACAAGAAGACTTTGAATTGATATGTTTTGATTTTGTTTCAAATCCGTCGACCCACGGAGCATTTTTAAGACCAATGAATGAATCAGTAAATAAAGCTAGTAAAGATTATACAAAAGTAAATAACATTATTACATCAATATTATGTGATAGTGGTAAATGTAGGATATTACCATGAAATTTAAAGAAATATTAGAAGCATTAGAAAGAGAACCAGTAAAAGTTACAAATGAAGAAAAACGTGCTTTTTTAGATGCTGTTAGAAATTATTCACAATTAGGAGAATCTGTATATGGAAAAGGAGATCTTAAAGAATTATGTGAAAAAGTTAAATACATGGTCGATACAGCTCAACAAGTAACTCTTTCCGAAGGAGATTGGTTTGATGGAATTACTGTTAATAGACATATGAAAAGTATAAATGATTCATATAAAGTATTTGAAAAAACAGCAAAAGAATTATCTCAACTCCAAGAAAGACTATCAGCTGCATATGAAGATATTGGACAAGGATTAAATAAATATTTTGATATAGACTAATTATTTGGATCTTATAAAAAAAATTATTATAATATATAAAGGAAATAAATGTCAAGTATTGATAACATGTATCATGAATTTTTTGGAATGAAGCCCCAAACTAATGAAGCAGATTTATTAAATAAATTAGTTGATTATAAAGGCGGATTTTTATATAAACTATTAGATCCTGCTACTGCAGGAAATGTTAAAGCTGATATACAAGCATTTTTAAACAAAAAAGGAATGCATGTTATAACAACAAAATTTGACGACGCAGCCGGAAAAGGTTTCTTTTATATTAGATTAGGAGAAGATCCTGCAAAAGAGTCACAGCGTGTGCAAGGCTTTATAAGTCAATTACCGGAGGTTGAAAAATTTAAATTTACATTACAACCGATCCAGAAAAAACAAGTTACAAAATCAATAAATACAAATGAATAAACAATTAAAACATCACAAATCAATAGTTCCAGGCAAATCAAATTCAACTAAAGTTATAAATCGTGATATTAATTTTGCATTAAGATTATGGAAAAAACAAATTAAATCATCTGATGTACTAGGAAAAATTAAATCTCTACAAGAATATGAAAAACCTAGTATAACTAAAAGAAGAGAGAAACAAAACGCAGTATATAGACAAATGATTTCTGATTTATATTCTGATTAATATAATTAATTAATAGTCCTGATTTAGTTCAGGACTATTTTACTGTTTTTTCAGTTTGTCTATATTTATAGTAAATACACTATCTCTATATAGTGTCAAATATTATTAATTATTCTTATTAAGATTCAAAATAATCTTATTTCCAAAATAAAATTTAAGGAGAACAGTAATGGACGAAAAATCGGACTTACTAAAAGAAGCAATTGCAGATGCAAAAGCCGTTAAGGAAACAGCATTAGCAAACGCTAAAATAGCTCTTGAAGAAGCTTTTGCTCCTAGAATTCACAACATGCTATCAACCAAATTATCAGAAGATATGATGGAAGACGAAGAAATGGACATGGATGCAGAAATAGAAGCACCAGTTGAAGAACCATCAGTAGTTATCGACGGTGAAACATATGTTAAATCCGACGATGCAGAAGGAACTGAAACGGATGTAGATATAGATGCAGCTGACATGGACATGGGCGAAGAACCAATTGATGATGATATGGTAATGGATGGTATGATGTACGACGTAGACGAAGATCCAATGGATCAAGCTAGCGGAGTAGAAGAAGATCTAGAACTAGAAGCAATCATTAGAGAGTTAGAAGAAGATTTAAATGAAGAAGAATTAACTGAAGAAGAGTTAGCAGAAGATGCTCACAATTCTGACGCAGCTGATTCTACTGATGCAAAAGGCAATGATTTAATGGCTGAACCAAAAGAAATGAAAAATGAAGAATTCAATATTGATGAAATCATTGAAGAAATTCTTTCGGAAGAAGACAAAGAAGAAGAACCTAAGGATAAAGTAGAAGAAGGTGAAGATCATGATGATAAAGAATCTAAAGAAAAAGTAGAAGAAATGACTGAAGAATTAACGGAAGCATATGACACTATTGAATCTTTAAGAGACACTATCAATGAAGTTAATCTTTTAAATGCAAAACTTCTTTACACGAATAAATTATTTAGAAATTTTGAATTATCAGAAAGTCAAAAAATGACAGTTATCGAAAATTTCGATAGAGCTGGTAATACAAGAGAAGTTAAACTTGTATTTAGTACATTAGCAGAAAATTTTACAGTTCCTGTAAAAAAGAGAAAAGTGGTTAAAGAAGGCTCTGCCTCTAAGCCAGTTGAATCAACTGCTCCTAAGTCTAAAACAATAATCAATGAAGGTAATCAATTAGCTAATAGATGGAAGAAATTAGCTGGATTACTAGATTAATTAAAAGGAAATAAAAAAATGGAAATTTCATCATTATTAGAAGATAATAATCCTTCCCAAAGAAATGCAGCAGTAGCTACAGTTCAAAAATGGGAAAGAACAGGTCTTCTAGAAGGACTTAAGTCCGAAACTGAAAGAGCTGGAATGGCTCAACTTCTAGAGAATCAGGCTAGACAACTTGTAAAAGAAGCGTCTTCTACTGGTACTGCAGAAGGATCAGAAGAATGGGCTGGTGTAGCACTTCCATTGGTTAGAAGAATCTTTGCTGAATTTGCAGCTAAAGAATTTGTTTCTGTACAACCAATGAACTTGCCATCAGGACTTGTATTTTATTTGGATTTCAAATATGGTACAGCTCAACCAGGATTCGATAACGACAATTTAAATAGAACAGGTGAGCCTTTTGGTTCTCCAAATGCCGATGACTCTATGTTTGGTGTAACTAGCGAAGCTGGTGACCCAACAGGTGGTTTATATGGTGCTGGTAGATTTGGATATTCTATCAACGAAGCAACAGCTGCTGATATCGATGGTACAGCTACTGCTGCGTCTTCTGCTTCTGTAAACTATGATTCTGCATATACTGACAATGGTGTTGGTACATATAGTGTAATATCTGTTGCATTATCTGATTTACCAGGACACGATCCATTAGCTGTAAGATCATTTATTATAGCAACAGGATCAGGTGGTACTATCAATCAAGTTAATGCATTTACAAGAGTTAATGGTTCAAACCTAGAATTTGTAATTACAGGTTCTGCAGGATTAGCTCCAGCTGGAACAGATAAGTACAGTGTAAAATATAGCAAACAACCTTCTGATATTACTAGAGGCGACTTTGAAGATGCAGGTGCATCAAGTTTAGGTCAAGGTA